TCCTCATTTCCTTCAACACGGGATCATTTTGATCCGCTGAGATAATGTTGTACATTGAAGGACGAAACCAACACTTTTCAAGCGTTGTTAAATCCTGATGAGGTGGTGCGTGGAACGGTCGAGGGGACATAACTGATGTCGAACGCATGACACGCTCGAAATCGTCCGGCCCACCCGGACCAATTTTATCAGCTAAATCGGTGAACAACGCACGCGCTTCCGCGTAGTGCAGATCGACGAAATGAACGAGGTATCCTATACCTTGTTGACTCTTAGCGTAACTTGGAACCTTAACATCCAACGGGCCGAACACGTCAATTACTGGACGTGATTTCTCGACTGAATCCTCACCGAGAAGTACAGGAACCTCCTCCTCAAATTCGGGCACCTCTTGCAAGGGCACCCCACATTGTGGGCATTGAATGTTCGCTTGCTGAACATTCATCGGTTGTTCCGCGCCACATTGCGGGCATACATAATGAGCAGGCGTTACATTCTTCCTACGCCCGTAACGTGGAACCATTACTGTGCCGAACACCTTATTCTTATAATCCCGAATATAACCAGCAAGAAACCCTTCATTGCACAGGAGGAATAGTGCGTGGATGAGTAATAGCTTCGCCTTGTTGTACCGTTGAATATGTTCGACTGCATCATCAGCAGCAGACTTGGCTCGGATGTCAATTGGATTATCCGCGTCATGCGGGGCGAAACGAGTGCCAGGAACCTCGGACGACAACGCGGAGATGAGTGCTTCGCCATGTGCCTTGTAGACGTTGGTTACAAAATCATAAACGAACTTGACGTCCTCACGGGTTGAAGAATCACGAAGCACATCGTGAGTCGGAACGCGCCAATCCTGCGCATCCTCAGCCCAGAACACACTTTGTACGCCGTGCCAGAACTGATTGTTGCGTTTGAAACACTTCAACTGTTGCCAACGGAAGTATGAGTCCTCTTCCTTGGCATGAAGTCGAAGGTCAAGTATCGCCTTCTTCAGCCCTTCACTCAGGTCTGCTGGCTTCAACAGCGGCATGTTCCGCCTTGTCTAGTTCCGACTTGAAGAACTTGTCCGATGCTTCACGTTCCAATTGTTGCTTCAACCTTGAAAACTGAACGCGGCGCGGAATTTGTTGCCGCGCTGTAGGCGGTGGTATGGCTTCATCCTGCGCTCGTGTCAACGAGTCTTGCAACGCACGTTGAGTTACCATCAACTCGTTGATCACCTTCATCAACGATTCGTTCACGCGACGCGTAGCGTCAAGTTCGCGTTCTAGTATTGCGATGAGTTGATCGTGCTTATCAAAAGGCCACATAACTACTCCGACGTCGATGGTGAAATAACGGTAGACTCACCGGTGCTCGTCCCTTGCGCTCCAACGCTTCCATCTTACGGTAGAATGCCGTTGTGTCCCCCGTTGACGTGAATTCACGATTGATTCGGTCGCGTCGCTCAAGAATCTCAGCAGTCTTGGACGACCTGGACGTGAAGTAATCCACACCCTTGAGCAGATAACGTAGGTAGTCGTATGGATCATCACCGTTGAAGGTTGCCACGTCCTCTGGTCGGCGTTCATCGTCAACACATAGTGGAATCGTCTTGATTAGTTCTGGACAACAGTCGAAAATCTGCAATCGTGGTAAGTTCACCTCGATTGCCTCAGGAGCGAATAACTCACGATACTCAGCGTAACGCTCTGGTCCTGATGTGCGTAGGATGCGCTGTGCTATATCCTCACTATAACCTTCAGCCGGCGTGAACCTAGGTGGTTTGGGCTTCCAACGTAAAAACTCACGTATCAACGCCTTTCCACCTATACGGTCGTTATCAGCCTTGCGTGGGTTCAAGTGAGAGTACGTACAGAATTGCTCCATTACTGTTTGGTCCGTCCCACGATCAGCCCACGCTGATGGGTCGAGAACGACGTCAACGATGTAATCATCCTGAGATAAGCGAGCGACATCACTTGCCCAGGTTGAAATCTTCGTCCTGGTTGCCACGTATTCACGATAGGCATATACTCGTCGGTCAGGTGAGATAGCCGCCCAACCGGCATACGTCATAGCAGCGAAACCCCAGTCAATTGCTAAGATTGAAGGCCACCATTTCGGTATCTCAAACGGTGGAATGACGTGCCTCGCGCACGCAGGTTCGCTTGGGAGCGGCTCAACTCGGAAATCCTCGAAGGACTGACCACTGAACGTGTACCAATCGCCATCGAGTTTAGCGCGTCGTTCAGCCTCCGGCAACATCATCAGACGATTGATGTATGTCGGGTCTTCACGAAGCAATGTCGGATTATCGGTTAATTTGGCCGGAATGAAGATGCGCTTGATTGGTCGAGGCCCATCACTTCCAGGCATCATTTCGACCATGATTGTTTTAGGCGGTGCAGGTTCAACGAACCGCTTACGTACCCAACCATGTCCAATGTTACCTGGGTTTGATGCTGAACGTACAAATGCGGGAAGGTTACTCGCGGAACGACAACGACTAAATGTTACATAACGATATTGAAATTCGGAGAATGATGTTAATTCGTCGAACCCGATGTAATTGAACTCCGTTGTATCGTAGTTCCTCGCGTCGGAATCACGATCCATATAGCCGAATTGAAGAATCGCTCCACTTGGCCACGTCCAACGACGTTTCTGTGTATTGTAAGTGGCTCCAGTCTTATGATAGAATTCGGTACTGCGGAGGATTAATGAGTTTTCAAGCTCGGGGAACGTACGACGAAGGAGTAAACCTTTAAACCTAGGAGCTTGATGGAAACCACGTACTATCGGAAGCCACAGGAGTAATTCGGATTTCCCACCTCCCGCAGCGCCCCCGTAGAATCCCTCGAAAACAGTGTCAGGAATGGCGAGGAATTCCTCTTGCCTCGGGTGCGGCTTCCATGTCAACACTTCATTTGGCACGACGTTGTTTCCTCAACGCACGTTGAAATCCCTTACGCATCGGCAAATCGCGCTCCGACGTTGAAGCGAAATCGTGTAATTGCGACTTCGACATCTTAGTCAAGCCACGATTCCGGGCGAATACCTTGCTCGGTTCGTGCTCAGCAATTGCCATTACACGACGTTGTTTGATGCTAAGTGCTGGCATTTACTTCCTCCGAGCTTCGCCCTTACGACGCAACTTCAAGCGCGGCTTGGCGGTATCCTTGGATTGAGCGAAATTCATCGTACCCATCCCAACCGCACTTGCCCTGGAGCACAACGCGTTAGCCACTTGGTTCCTCCTTCTTACCGTCACCTTCCAGCACCTTGTCCTCGCCCTTCCGCGATTGAAGGAAAACCCACAACTCCTTCGGCAATGGAAACCTCAAGCCTTTAGTCGTCGGTGACAGTTGCCAGCACAATGCCATTAGTGCTGCCGACGTCAATAGGCCCAACGTGACGCCGTTGAAGATGCACCATGCAATAGGCCAGTGATTCGTGAAGAACGAGTCACGGGCATAGTATGAACCAGTACCAAAGAAGGCAACGAGACCTACCCACTTCATTTGTCGATTCAGTTTACGCCAAGGATTGTCGTGGTACTCCTTGACTGCAGAACTGATTACGTTGCCTATATCGAATAGATTCACTTGTCGATGATGTCCTTGTGGTCAGCCGCGGCTTTCAGGCCGAGTAATACGGCAAGGCCAGTGACTACTGTCATGACTTGTTGGAAGTCTGGGAGTTGCCCCGTTGCGTGCCACTGCACTGCAAAACCGAGCAACGCAGCGACTCCACCTATGACTCCCCAAACTGTAGTGCGTAGGGATCGCGGTTGCATAATTCACCTCACTTGAAGAATGTATGAGTACCGATCACTACTGTGACTGGGTGCAGTTCTGATTTGCCTACTATGTTCTCCTGAAACCACGGCGAATTTGCGACCTTCAAATTTGCGTAATATAACGCGCCTTGCGTAATGTCCATATCCGTCTCGTCGTACACCTTCGAGGCAAGGTCCATCGCCGCCTCGAACATGGAGTTCGGACGTACAGGCCACAATACGGTCTGCGCGTCGGACGGAACGGAGATTGAAGTAAATTGATTCCTGTCTGTAATGATCTTCGAGTAATCCTTATGCCATTCACGAACTCGATTCGCAATGACGTGGGCACAAGCCCGCATCCCTTCCAAGCCTTCGCCACGCGCTTCGCGCCAAATTACTAGTGCTAACAGCGCTCGATTGTAGTCAATCCATTGCATGACTTCGCCACTTACGCTTCGCGTAGTACATCACGCGATTTGAACGAGTTGAATTGAAGCTTCATTTCGTTTCCGGCCTTAAATTGATTACGCGGTAATCCTCTTCTTTGTGTTGCTGCGGAGCGTACACTACAATTTGAATCCCGTGGTTGTCGCCGTTATTACCGTTGCGTGGAACTGTGTTAGCTACGACACGACTCATATTCGCAGCGATTGTGCTCAAATCCTTTGCATTGGATTTTTCCAATTTACCGTCGTCCATCAATCCGAGTGACGACATAAGACGTTCCACAGCCTTATCCTGCACCGGCCCGAGTTTGTCCTCAATATGAGCCTTCAACT